ATGAATTAAAAGCCGAAATACAAACTTTAAAAGGAGAATAATATGGCACAAACAGTAACAGAATGTCTAGCAGCAGGAACTGATAGCGTAAACTTAATTGACGGTGTAAAAGCTGGAAGTTGGGACGTTACAGGAATGGAGCAATCTGAAATAAATGAAATGGTACAAAGAAATGTAGACCACTTAGAACTTATTTTAGAATATGCACCTGTTAATAGTGATGATGAGACTCCAGATGTAAAAGGTGCAGCAGATAGTAAAAAGACTACTCACGTTGCAGCTATTGCTACTGGTAAAAAGTACATAACTGATAATAGTTAATTTTAATAAACCATCACCTAAGGAGGTGCACAAATGCAAAAAGAAGAAAATAAAGCCGTCATTGGCGATAACGAAATTCTAGAAACAGAAATGACTGAGGAGCAAAAATATTTAGCTAATCAAATAACTGATTTAAGAAATAAAAAAGCTAAAATTCAGTTTGATTTAGACCAAATACAAGCAGCTCTAACTGTTTTTGAAAATACTTTTATAGCTTCAACAAAAGAAAAAGCTGATGAGGTTCTAGAAGAAAAAGAGGAGAAATAGATGGTAGATTTAATTATGTGGATTACTACAATAGTAACAGTTGCTTCAATAGTAGCTGCTTCAACGCCCACTCCCAAAGACGATGCTTGGATTGGTAAACTTTATAAGTTTATTGATTTACTAGCTTTAAATATTGGAAAAGCCAAAGATAAATAATGGCTACTGCTAAAGATGCTTTAAATGCTATAGAATCTCATGAAAGAGAATGTAAAGCATTATATAAAAGTATTGATAAAAGACTGGAAGACGGCTCAAAACGTTTTGATAAACTAGATAATATGATTTGGGCGGTCTATCCTTTTATTGTCGGTGTTGTATTTTTAGCTAAATTTGTATAGGAGGATTTAATGCCTCTTCAAAAACTTTTATTTAAACCAGGAATAAACAAAGAAGCTACTGATTACGCTAGTGAAGGTGGCTGGGTAAATTCTAATTTAGTTCGTTTTCGTAAAGGCTTACCCGAAAAAATAGGCGGGTGGGTTAAGGCTAGCACTGACACTTTTAAAGCTACAGGACGAGCACTTCATGCTTGGGTAGACCTACAAGGAACTAAATATTTAGGGTTAGGAACTACTTGGAAATACTATGTCGTAGACGGTTCATCTTTTAATGATGTAACGCCAATACGTTCTACAACGGCTGCAGGAGACGTAACATTTGCAGCAACTAACGGTTCTTCAACCATTACCGTAACCGATACAGGACACGGAACCGTTGCGAATGATTTTGTTACTTTTAGTGGAGCAGCTACTTTAGGCGGTAATATAACAGCCGAAGTTTTAAATCAAGAATATCAAGTTGTTGCTGTAACAACAAACACATATACTATTGTAGCTAAAGATACTAACGGAACAGAAGTTACCGCAAACGGTTCAGATACTGGAAACGGTGGTAGTAACACAGTAGGTACATATCAAATAAACGTGGGGCTTGATGTTTACGTTCCTTCTACAGGTTGGGGTTCTGATTATTGGGGAGCAGGAACTTGGGGAAGCGTTTCACCACTAGACGCCGCTAATCAGCTAAGACTTTGGTCACATGATAATTTTGGTGAAGACTTAGTTATAAATGCACGTGGAGCAGGTGTTTTTTATTGGGATGAAACTAATGGAGTAGAAACAAAAGCTGTTGCCTTATCTGCTTTACCAGGAGCTAATTTAACACCTACGTTAGCTTTACAAGTTATGGTATCAGACGTGGACAGGCACGTTATTTGTTTTGGGGCAGACCCTATAAACGACTCAGGTACAGCCAGAACAGGGGCTATAGACCCTATGTTTATAGCTTGGAGCGACCAAGAAAATATAGAACAATGGGAACCTTTATCTACTAATACAGCAGGTTCGTTTAGGCTTTCGGCAGGTTCTGCAATCGTTGGGGCGGTTAGAGCAAGACAAGAAACATTAATATGGACAGATACGTCTTTATATTCCATGACTTTTGTTGGTCAGCCTTTTACTTTTTCAATTAATCTAGTTAATGAAGGCGTAGGTCTTGTTGGACCTAATGCTATGGTAAATACTCCTAAAGGGGTGTTTTGGATGGATAAAAAAGGTTTTTATTCTTATGCAGGAGCCATACAAGAGCTTCCTTGTACTGTAGACGATTATGTATTTTCTGATTTAAATCAAACACAAAGTTATCAAATATTCGGTTTTGTTAATAAAGCATTTAACGAAGTTGGTTGGTTTTATTGTTCGGAGGATAGCAATGTTATCGATAAATATGTTACTTATAACTATGAAGAAAATCTTTGGATGATAGGAGAACTTTCTAGAACTTGTTGGATAGACGAAGGTATTTTTAGTGACCCTAAAGCGACTTATACAACTAATTACACAGGTTATTTGTTTAATCACGAAACGGGTAATGATAACGACGGCTCAGCAATGACTAATGTTTTTATAGAATCTGCTGATTTCGATTTAGGTGAAGGAGATATGTATCAGTCTATAAGCCGAATAATTCCTGATGTTAAATTTACAGGTTCTGCGAATACAGGAGCGGAAGGACAAACTTTAGATATTGTTTTAAAAAGAAGAAACTTTCCTGGTGAAGAACTCACTACAGCAGTTACCAGTGCATGTACTTCGGTAACTACTAAAATAGATACTCGTGTACGAGGAAGACAAGCCGTATTGAGAGTTCAATCTAATGATACAAATACTAACGACGTAGGGATGGGTTTTAGATTAGGAGCAACACGTATAGATATAAAACCTGACGGAATGAGGTAATGTCTAAGCTATTAGAAACGAAACTTCCTGTAGCTACAGGACCTCTCGACCCTGCAATATTTAATCGTTTAGTTAGAATATTAGAATTAAGTTTAAATAAAGTAAACGTAGGCTCTACTGTAAATATTAATGAGTCTCAAAGAAATATAAACCAGTTTAATACAGGAGATATTGTTTGGAATTTATCTACTAAACAACTTCAATTATGGACAGGAGAACAATGGTCAGATATTTATTCAGGAACAGAAAAAGGAGTTCAGGGAGTAGCCTCTCTGGGAAAAGTAAGTGTGTCAACGGGTGGAGACACAACAGTAAAAATATTGTAAAAGGTGAGACTATGGATTTAAAAAAGCTACAAGAAGAATTAACTTTCGATGAAGGGTGTATCGATAAAATATACTTAGACCATCTAGGGTACCCTACTTTTGGAATAGGTCATTTAATACTAGAAACAGACCCCGAACACGGACAAGACGTGGACACGCCTGTTTCTAAAGAAAGAATCGATGAATGTTTTGAAAAAGATATACAAAACGTTATAAACGATTTAAACAGAAACTTGGTTTGGTGGAAAGACTTACCTGAAGATTTACAAAGAGTCATGGCTAATATGTGTTTTAATTTAGGCATAACAAGATTATTGAAATTTAAAAATTTTTTAGCAGCTATGGAAAAAGAAGATTGGGATAAAGCAGCGGTTGAAATGTTAGACAGTCGTTGGGCTATACAAGTGGGTCCTAGAGCGATAAGATTGAAAGATAGAGTTTTAGGAGCCTAGTATGAAAGTTAAAGCACCAAAAGGATATCATTGGATGAAAAACGGCAAATCGTTTAAATTAATGAAACACACAGGTAAATTTGTAAAACATAAAGGTGCAAGTTTATCAGCAGATTTCGCAGTACAAAAAGTACATAAGAAAAAATAGGAGAATAAAATGCCCGCAAAAAAGAAAACACATAAAACTAAAGACGGCAGAACTGCTAAAAAAGGTCTTTATTACAATATAAATAAAAAACGTAAAGAAGGAAAAAAGATGCGTAAAAAAGGAGCCAAAGGTGCTCCTACAGCAGCTGCTTTTAAACGTTCTGCTAAAACAGCTAAGAAGCCTAAGAAGAAAAGTAAAAAGAAATAATGCCTAGGAAAAAGGAAAAATCTATAAGACGTACCACTGGTAAAGGCGGTAATTACCGTAAAACTAAATCAGGTGCAGGCATGACTAAAAAAGGTATTGCAGCATATAAAAGAAAAAACCCAGGGTCTAAACTTAAAGGGGCTGTCACAGGTAAAGTTAAAAAAGGAAGTAAAGCAGCAAAAAGGAGAAAGTCTTACTGTGCTAGAAGTGCAGGACAAATGAAAAAGTTTCCTAAAGCGGCTAAAAATCCTAATTCAAGATTACGTCAAGCACGTAAAAGGTGGAAATGTTAAATGGCTAAAAAAGCACCAGATGCATTTGTATATAATGCTACACTAGAAAGAATAGTGGATGGAGACACTTTCGATTGCTGTCTTGATTTAGGTTTTGATGTAAAACTACATAAACAAAGAGTACGTTTAAGTGGTATCGATACTCCTGAGTCTAGGACTAGAGATTTAGCAGAAAAGAAACTAGGACTTGCTGCTAAAGAAAGATTAAAAGAACTTTGTGCGGGTAAGTTAAAAGTAAAATCTCTAGGTAAAGGCAAGTATGGGAGAATATTAGGCATACCATACACAGAAGACGGTAAAGATATTTGTGAGATTTTAATTAAAGAAGGACATGCAGTTGAGTATCACGGAGGTACTAAAGTTAAAATCTGGGGAGATTATTAATGGAGTCTGCTGTTACCTTAATACAAGAAGTTGGTTTTCCAATAGCAGCAGCAGGTGCACTTGGTTGGTTTATTTATAAACTTATAATGCGTATTGTAGACGGTATGGAAAGTAAGTTAGATGTAGTCGATGAAAAAGTTGCTGGTCAAATAACTCAGTTAGAGGAAAGATTGGGCGGTAAACTTGATTCACAACATGGTATTTTAGTAGCCTTGATAGATAGAATCAGAAGCCTCGATAATGAAATCATAAGACAAGATACTATGATTAAAACGATATTAGGAGTTCCTCACCTAATAAATCAAGATAAAATAGCTAAAGCGGACAGAGAAGACCAAAGAAAAGATTAATGAAAAAAGTATATATAACAGAATTTAAAGTAGGTGATAAAATATATGAAGGTCCTTTTATATACGCTAACAGTTTTGAAGAAGCTGACCTAGAAGCCGAAGCCTATGGGGTAGTTATCGTTGGAGAAGCTAAAATAGTTATAGGAATAGATGAAACTGAAGAACGAGAAAGAGTTTTACATTAGGAGACGTAAATGACACCTGAAGAAGAAAAAGACAAAATAATCTGGGCTATTATGTTCATAGGGGCGGTTTTAATTATAGGTATTTTTGTACAAAACATTAAAGCAGACCAAATAGTTCATAAGTTTAAATCACCTAGTTTTAACGGCGTTGGTACATCATCTCATTACCTAACTATAGAAAACCAAGAGTTCAGCCGTAAGCTGACTATTAAAGAAGAAATTAAAGCCTTGCAAGATGAAATAGAAAGAGAAAAAGAAAATTCCACTCTTGCTAGATTCATGAGAAATCTTGAATCACGTGTCTATGCTGAACTATCTAGACAATTAGTTAACAACCTCTTTGGAGAAACACCTTCTGATTCAGGTACAATAGAACTAGAAGGAAACATTATTGAGTACACAAGCGATGGTGTTACATTAACGTTAAAAATTACGGAAGCAGATGGAACAGTTACTGAAATTACAATTCCTATTGGTACTTTTACTTTCTAGCTGTTCTACGTTAGACCAAGTTGAAGATACGTACGAACATAGGTTTCAAAGACACAATGTAGTAAATATACAAGATTTACAATCCATTGATTTACGTGATGTTTCTGTTCCTAAAGTAAGTCCTGTTGTAGCTGTATATCCTTCAGCTTTTACTGACCAAACAGGACAAAGAAAAAGCAATAGTGAGTTTGCTTTATTTAGTACAGCCATCACCCAACAGCCTAATGCATTGCTTATAAGAGCACTTAAACACGCAGGAAACGGTAATTTCTTTAGGGTTGTAGAACGTGTGGGGCTAGATAATTTAACAAAAGAAAGACAACTTATACGGTCAGCTAGAGAACAATTTGCTAGTGATGAAGAAAAGAAAAAACAATTAGCACCGTTATTGTTTGCAGGTGTTTTGCTAGAAGGTGCTGTTATTAGTTATGAAGCTAATTTAGAATCAGGAGGTATCGGTGCTCGTTATCTTGGTATTGGCAATAGCGTGCAATACAGAGAGGATAATATAACAGTTAGCCTTAGGATGGTTTCTGTAGCAACAGGCGAGGTGTTATTAGAAGTATTGAGTCAGAAAACTATATTCAGCTATGGTAAATCTAATGATGTATTTAGGTTTATAGAAATGAATACTGAACTTGTAGAAATAGAAGCAGGTAACGCAAGAAACGAGTCTTCTACTATTGCTTTAATGAAAGCTATTGAAGGCGGGGTATTAGAGATAATTAAGTTAGGTTACAAAAAAGGTTACTGGGTTTTACAAATAGAAGAAAAAACGGTAGAATGAAATTATGATGATGAACAGATACATACAATTATTGCTGTGTTTTGTTTTATTACCGTTATACGCTGCGGACAATGAAATTTATGTAGACCAGTCAGGTACTGGGGCTAACATAGATTTAGAACAGCTTGGTATATCTAATATTATTGGTGGGTTAGGTTCTTCTGCAGGTGATTTAACTGCTTTTGATTTAGACGGAAATACCATGACGCTAGACATTAACATGATTGGTGCTACTAATAAATTTCTTGGTGATATATACGCTGACAACTTTACAGGTGTATATAACTTTACGGGCGGTACAAATTCTTTTACGATTCAAGTAGACCCTACAAACTCTAATAGTTCAGATGGCTCTAATCAAAACGTAGCTGTTACGGGCAGTGGTAATACCTTTACATTAAATCAAGGAACATCAGCTATAGCTGCATCATTAGATTTAGATTGGATTATTCAAGGCTCTAATAACACAGTAACATCTAATATTAATATTGATGGTGCTACTAACTATATGGATATAGATGGTTCTGATAATACAGTTACTTATACAGGTACGGGTGTGAACGCATCAGCAGGTGGATATTTTTATTTAGACCACACAGGCGGTTCAAGAACTTTTAATATTCAACCACTGAGTACCCAAGATAATGACTGGCACAAGATTATGTCAAACTCTGGCACTCCTGCCTCTAC